CTCGCCGTCTAATCCACGCATACCGATAGGAGCGTTTTACTATGGCACTTCCAGAGCAAATTCGTAAACAGACCGAGGCAGTTCAAGAACTGTACGCACAACTCAATGGTGATGGAACCAATGGCGAGGGACAAAATCCGCCCGCCGATGGTGGAACTCCGCCCACTGAAAGTGAAGCTACTAGAACTCCGACCGCCGACGCAGCCGCTGACACGAACAGTGCTACTCAGTCATCCAGTGTTGAGCACACAAGTGATGACGGAAAAGGCTCAGAAGAAAATCTAACTCAAAAATACCGTACCCTCCAAGGTATGTATAACGCGGAAGTTCCACGCCTGCATAGTCAGAACAAAGAACTTTCAGGGCGTTTACAGCAAATGGAGCAGTTGCTGGCAACCATCTCAGCACAACAATCTTCTGCTCGTAACATGGCGCAAACGCAAGTTGACCCACTTGTTACGGATAAAGATGTTGAGGAATATGGAGAATCACTTGACGTGATGCGTAAAGTATCTCGTGAGGAGCTAATCCCTGTTGCTCAAAAACTTGTGCAAATTGAGCGGATGCTTCAGCAGTTACAGACTAATGTTGTGCCACAGGTTCAAAACCTCGCACATCGTCAGGCTATGACTACTGAACAGCAATTCTGGTCAGATTTGGCAGGACAAGTACCTAATTGGAAAGACATCAACGAAGACCCAGAGTTTCAATCTTGGCTTCTTGAGTTTGACCCAATGTCGGGTATTAGTCGCCAAACTATCCTAGAGGATGCACAACGCAGCCTTGATGTACGTCGAGTTGGTAGTTTCTTTAAGTCTTGGCTTGAGATTACTGGACAAGCCAATGTTGCTCAAAACACCCGCCGGAATGTGTCTGCTTCCGAATTGGAACGCCAAGTTGCCCCCGGTAAAGGGCGCAGCACAGGTAATCCAACTGGAACAAACGCCAAGACATACAGCCCTGATGACATCAAAAACTTCTTTAGTGATGTTCGTCAAGGTAAGTACAAAGGGCGCGAGGCAGAGCGTGACCGCATTGAACGCGATATTTTCGCTGCACAGCGAGAAAATCGTATAACTGTTAACGCTTGATTAGAGGAGTTTTATCATGGGATTTCCCGTCGCCGCAGGACGCCCGAATTATTCGGGTAACTTCATTCCAGAAATTTGGTCTGGTAAATTAATCGAGAATTTCTACGATGCCACCGTGCTCGCAGCAATCTCTAACACTAACTACGAAGGCGAAATTCGCCGCATGGGTGACACGGTTAACATCCGTACCACTCCTGAAATTACTATCAAGACTTACGTAAAGGGCCAAACCCTAAGCGTTGAGAATCCTGATAAGCCAAAAATCCAGTTGGTCATCGACAAGGGCGAGTACTTTGCCTGTATCGAAGATGATGTGGATAAGGTTCAGTCTGACATCAACATGATGGACACTTGGTCTAAAGACGCTTCTGAGCGTATGAAGATTAAGATTGACCAGCGCGTTCTGACAGATATTCTTCCGGGCATTTCTGCCTTGAACAAAGGTGCATCTGCTGGTCGCATCACTGGCAACATTGACTTGGGTACAACTGGTTCTCCAGTAGCTATCACCAAGACTAACGTGCTTGAGTACATCGTTGACATGGGTACTGTGCTTGACGAAGCTAACTGCCCTGAAGGTGACCGCTTCTTGATTATCCCCGCCAAAATGGCTGGCATGATTAAAAAGTCTGACCTGAAGGATGCTTCTTTGACTGGCGACAGCGTGTCTGTATTGCGTAACGGTCGTTTGGGTATGATTGACCGCTTTACTTTGTACATGAGCCACAATCTGTCCGTGTCTTCCGGTAAGTTCAACCTTATCGCTGGTCATAAGATGGGCTTTACTTTTGCCTCCCAGATGACTGAGATGGAATCTATCCGTGCTGAGTCTACTTTCGGTAACGTCATTCGTGGCCTGCAAGTTTATGGCTATCAAGTGGTGAAACCTGAGGCATTGGCTCAAGGCATCATTACCATGTAATTAGTGGGGGGCTTCGGCCCCCCGTTTCAACTTTTTAGGAGATTTAAAATGGCTACATATACTGACTCGCTAGGCTTTAATAAAGGCTCGGCTGCGTATCCTGCGGACTCTTTGAACAAGACTGTTCGTGTGGAAATTACCCTCGACTTCCCAGCAATCATTGCTGCACGTTCTGCTGCTGGTGCTACTGCACTGGCTGCTTCTGATGTGTTGGAAGTGATTCCTGTACCTGCTGGCACTATCGTGTCTAACGTAGGTATGGTAGTTACTACCGCTGCTGGTGTTACTAGCACCATTGCAATCGGTGATGGCTCTGCCACCGCTGGTTACTTGGCTGCAACATCAGCAAATGCAACTGGTACTTCAGGTGGTGTTCCTGTGTTGGCGTCTGGTGCATTTGCTCCCACTCTGAGTGGTGGTAAGGTGTACGCTGCTGCTGATACCATCGACATCTTGATTGGTACTGCTGTACCAGCCGCTGCTGTTGTACGTGTCTTCGCATTGTTGACAGATATTAACTAAACGGCAATAGGATGGGGGCTTCGGCCCCCTCCTTCTAGGAGAACAATATGGCACGCGATACAACTTCAGTACATAGTAATACTGATGCAATACTTCATACTGGGCCTATTAGATTGCTCGGCGTGTTATATACATCTTCTGGTGGGCAGAGCGTAGACCACATTAAGATATACGATGCACTTTCGGCTACCGGCTCTGTAAAACTAGAGTTAGATACTACCAAGCAAGGTATTGTAGATTTTCCTATTCCTGAGGGTGGGATGATTTTTGGTACAGGAATTTATTGTGACATTGGTGGGGCAACATCCATTACAGTTCTTTTGAGAGACTAAAATGGCTAAGGTCATTAAAAAATCTGAGATGGCATGTAACTCCCCAAAAAAGACACCGGGGCATGCTACTAAGTCTCATGTAGTTAAAGCCTGTGCTGGAGGCAAAGAGAAGATTATTCGTTTTGGTCAGCAAGGTGTAAGCGGCGCTGGGTCTAGCCCAAGCACGCCAAGTGAAAAGGCGCGGCAAAAAAGTTTCAAAGCCCGTCATGCGAAGAACATAGCCAAAGGCAATATGTCTGCGGCATACTGGGCGGATAAAGTGAAATGGTAGCCAAGACTAAATCCAAAGTAAACGCAGCAGGCAACTACACTAAGCCTGAGTTGCGTAAGCGGATTGTGTCGCAGGTTAAAGCTGCGGCGGTTCAAGGTACGGCTGCTGGGCAGTGGTCAGCCCGTAAAGCGCAGTTGGTGGCTAAGAAATACAAAGCGGCTGGTGGGGGGTACAAAGATTGAAAGCCTCGCAAAAGTCTCTAAAAGATTGGACGGCGCAAAAGTGGCGTACAAAGAGTGGTAAACCGTCAAGTAAGACTGGTGAGCGGTATCTACCAGAGGCGGCAATTAAAGCGTTGACCCCCGCAGAGTATGCGGCGACTACTAAAGCAAAGCGTGAAGGTAAGGCAAAAGGTCAACAGTTTGTAAAACAACCCGCTAAAATAGCGAGCAAGACATCTAAGTACAGATAGGAGTTTTAAATGGCGCGATACCTACGAAATAAACAAGATGGTTTTATTTACGACTATACTGAACTACTAGCTGAAAACCCACTGGTTGAGGAAGTAACTGAGGAAGAAGCATTTCCTGAAAAATTTATTCCAAAGAAACAAACTGGTCGTAAAACTGGTTTAAAGTTAGAGACTCCAGCAGAAGAAATTCCAGTTGAACCTCCTGTTGAGAACGCCGAACTTAACGCAGATGCATCTAAGGGATTACCCGAATGATACTCAATGATGTAGTTACAGAGGCCCGCCGTCTTATACAAGACATTAGTACACCACAGCGATATAGTGATGCGGTGCTACTAGGCTTTGCCAATCAGGCGCTCAAGCGCATGGCAGTGCTTCGCCCCGACCTCTTTGCCTACATCGGAGAGATTCCTTGTACGGCTGGGACTGTTATTCAGTCGCCGCCGTCTGACTCTATTCGTGTTATTGAGATTTTCCAAGTTAAAGACGGCGCAGGTGTCACTGAAGTTGACCGCACTGTTCTTGACCAGACCCTCCCTAACTGGATGAACGACACGGCTGCAACCACTGTTAACTGGATGCGGCACGTACGTAACCCAAACAAGTTTTTTATATACCCTAAAGCTCCTGCGTCGTTGATTCTTATTGGGGAATATGCGCAGACTCCTCCTAATTACACAGGGTCGCAAACTGTAGCTTTGCTACCCGATGCTTTCTTCCCTGTCGTAGTTGACGGGACTGTGTTCCTAGCTGAGTCGGTTGACAATGAGCATGTAAACTCTAACCGTGCACAGTTGTTCCAGCAGGCGTTTACCCAAGCATTGGGCGTAAGCGCACAGGCAAGAACCTTGACTGATACAGAAGAAGCGGGTTTACCTAACGAAGCGGTGGTCGCATCATGAGTACTCGCACATTTCTTTCTTTGGCTAACCGCCTTGCACCTAGCGTGCCGGGCTGTCCTCAGCCAATCTTAGAGCAATATATTCGTGATGCAGCAATCGAGTGTTGCGAAAAGACGCTTGCATGGCGCTATGAGCAGCCTTCAATCCGTCTAACACCGGGGGTGTATGAGTACCCCTATAACAACCCATTGCAGACAGAAGTCCATGCTTTTCTGACTGCCGCTGTTAATGGCGCACCTCTTACGCCTTTAACGCTTGAGAAACTGTATATGCACTACCCCAACTGGCCTGATTTAGACCCAGACCAGAGGGCTGACCCTAGGTATATTTGTCAACTAGACCCTGATAATTTTGTACTTGCTCCATTACCTGATGCTTCTGTAGCCTATGACCTTAAGATGATTGCTGTCTTAAAGCCGCTACGCACAGCTACCGGCATGGACAAGTCAATTATGGATGACCTAGAGAATACGATTATGCATGGTGCGTTGCAGCATTTATTGGTTATGCCGAACAAAAATTGGAGCGACCGTGAATTGGCAACGTATCATGCTAAGCAATATATTTCTAAAATAACCGAGCGCAGAGCAAGGGCTAATCTAGGTGCAGCACGTGCCTCGATGAGTGTCCAAATGCGCCCTTTTGCGTGAGGTTACTATGGCTGTCGATGTCATTCGTTTAGTAGAAGGTGATGAGAGACCAGTCATTGTTCTCACGTTGACCGACGATAATACAGGGTCGCCAATTGACTTATCTTTGTCCACCACGGTGGTAACTATTAAGTTTCGTGAGGCTGGTACAACTACGCTGTTGTCAACGATTAGCACTTCAAAATTAAGTGGTGGTACAACAGGGCAGGTACAGTTTGACTTTACAGGCGGTGTGCTTAATGTAGACCCCGGCATGTACGAAGGTGAGATTGTCATTAACTTTAACGGGCAAGTCCAGACTGTGTATGACACCTTACGCTTTACGGTTAGAGAGAACTTCTAATGGCTAATATCCGTGCCTCCTATGTTGTTTCGCAAGTACTGTTGGCGACCACTACCTCAGTGGTTATCAATATTGCTGCGATTGGCGGAGCCACGGCTACAGCACATGCAACACCCGTAATTAAAGCGTCAGCGTTTGTTGTACCTACCACTGCACTGGAGAATGAAATTGTCCAGATGTCGGACTTCCGTGCGCTTAATATTGGGCAAATATCTATTGACGTAGCCACGGCTACGGATGACGTAGCTATCTCATTCGATACCTCGTTCACAGACTCTGTGACGATGACGGATGCAGTCAATCGTATGTTCTATGGCAACATAGACTTTGACCCCACCGACCCAGACGCTGACCCAGACCCAATTAATGTTGCAGACGCAGATGAAAAAGAAGTAGGGAAAACCCTAACTGATACTGCCGAAGCTACTGATGCTGACGTTAAAACTACTGATAAAGTGTTGTCGGACTCCACATCTAGTGTGGATGACGTAATCAATACTAAAGATATTGGCAAGTCATTGGCTGATGCTGCTACAGCAGCAGACAACATCAACACATTTAACACAGACAAAGTTGTTGCTGATAGTGCGACGGCTACAGACGCAGCGGCTAAAGACTTCACACGCCCAGACGTTGTTGATTCGGTAACTACAGCAGATGATTCTTCACGTCAGCCGGAGTTGGGCAAAACTGAAACAGTAACTGCTTCTGATGCATTTGGCCCATTTGATATAGGGGTAAACCCTAGTGATGCCGTAACTGCATCTGATGCAGTAGATTCTTTTGCTGTCACGACTGTCTTGGCTGATTCCGTTGAGATAACGGACTTTATTGCTAAGACCCCGGGGTATGAGTTTGACTTTGACGTAACTGATGCTGACGCTGATGCTGACCCAGTAACCATGACCGAAGTCATGGCGAAAGACTTTACCCGCCCTGACATTACAGATAGTGCATCGGCTACGGATGCTATTGCTAATAACCCCGATTTATCAAAAACCGATACTGTTACGGCTACGGATTCTGATGCGAAGTCCTTTGACACCGCACGTACTGAGTCTGTATCCGCAACAGATGAGGCTGCTATTAGCACAACAAAGGTTCTGACTGACGCTACTACCGGGGCTACAGACGCACTGGTGGTTGAAGTAGGTAGTGTTTTGGCTGATGCTGTTACTGGTACAGATGCAATCAATACTTTCTCTGTCAGTCAAGTTTTGGCGGATACAGCATCTGTTACTGATAGTCTAATTACTACCCTTATACTTGGGCAGTCTACACCGCTCTATGACTTCGCATTTATGTCGGATGACAAGTTTACGTACTTCGCAGTGCCGGGTACGATTAACAGTCATCTAATCCACCAACCTGTCGTTAACGGTGAATTTGTACTGACAACTGACCCCAATGCTGGTATCGTATATACCATCCGCACGGAGTCGTACAGTTACATGTTTGCTGGTTACGGCTTGAACGAAAACCAACTTAACTAAGGAGTAATCATGCTTCACGATACCATTAAAATGACTGGCGACCTGAAGATTGTTCTAACAGACGAAAACGGTCAAATTAAACATGAGCAAGAAATTAAAAACCTAGTCGTCACGACTGGTAAAAACTTCATTGCATCCCGCATGAAGGATGCTACAGCAACAGCTATGACCCACATGGCTATTGGTTCTGGTACTACGGCTGCTGCCGCAGGCGACACTACGCTTGGTACGGAACTTGGTCGTGTTGCATTGACTTCAACTACTGTTACTACCAACAACGTGGCATATGTTGCTACGTTCCCAGCCGGTACTGGTACTGGTGCAGTAACCGAAGCAGGTTTGTTTAATGCTTCTTCTGCTGGTACGTTGCTTTGCCGTACAGTGTTCTCAGTCATCAACAAGGGCGCAGCAGATACGCTCGGCATTACTTGGACTGTGACTGTTAACTAAGGAGTCTGGGAATGGGTATCAAACTCACAAACAATGCTTTTGCTACGCTTGCGGCGGGTATCAACTCGGCTGCAACAAGCATTACGTTGACAACGGGGCAGGGTGCTCGCTTCCCAACTTTAGCGGGCGGGGACTACTTTTACGCCACACTGGTTGACACCTCCAACAACTTGGAGATTGTCAAGTGTACGGCTCGTAGTACTGACGTACTGACAGTTGTACGTGGACAAGAATCTACAACGGCTCGTGCATATGTTACTGGTGACCGTATTGAGATTCGCTTGACTGCTCAGACCTTTATTGACGCAGTAAACGAGATTGGCCCTACTCAGGTATCTGATGAACTTAATAGTTCGACCGGGTATTTTGATTTACCAAGTGGTACAACTGCCGAACGTCCGGGTTCCCCCGGGACAGGAATGATACGGCACAATAGTACTACTGGATACCCTGAGTGGTACGACGGTACAAATTGGCAAGATATTAGACCTTCAACATACTTTGTAGAGTATCTTGTTATTGCTGGTGGCGGCGGAGGCGGCGCGGCAAGGTCTTCTGTAAGTTACGCTTCTGGCGGCGGCGGTGGCGCAGGCGGGTATCGTTCGTCTGTTGCTGGGCAGTCTTCTGGCGGCGGTGGCAGTGCTGAATCGCAATTTCTGGCAACACAAGCAACTATGTACACAGTTACCGTTGGCGCTGGCGGCGCTGGCGGCGCTCCCGGTGTTGATAGCGGGACAAACGGCGCTAATTCTGTATTTGCAACAATTACTTCTGTTGGTGGTGGTGCGGGTAGTGGATACCCAGTGGCAGGCGTTGCTGGCGGCTCAGGGGGCGGTGCTGGTGGTGCTGCTGGAACCCAACCGGGCGGTGCTGGGACTTCTAACCAAGGATATGCTGGTGGTAACGGATTAAACGCCCCAAATTATGGAGCTGGCGGCGGCGGCGGAGCTGGGGCTGTAGGCGGAAATGGAACAACTAACGTAGGTGGCAACGGTGGTGCAGGTGTTTCTTCAAACATTACTGGCTCCGCCGTAACTCGTGCAGGCGGTGGCGGCGGCGGTGTTTACACAAGCTCAGGCACGCCGGGTACGGGTGGCTCTGGCGGCGGCGGTAATGCTGGTCAAACATTCCCAAGCAATGGTGTAGCAGCAACCGCAAACACAGGAAGTGGTGGTGGCGGAGCAACCGACAACGCTGCTGATGATGCTGTATCTGGTGGTAACGGCGGCTCAGGTATCGTAATTGTTCGTTATCAAGGCGCTCAGCGTGGGTCTGGTGGCACTGTTACATCGTCTGGCGGATACACCATCCACACATTTACATCGTCTGGCACGTATACAGCATAAGGAGAATTTGAATGTCACATTTTGCAAAAGTAGTAGACGGTTTGGTAACGCAAGTAATCGTTGCTGAGCAAGAGTTTTTTGATACGTTTGTGGACTCTAGTCCCGGACAATGGATTCAGACAAGCTACAACACCCACGGTGGTGTTCATGCTAATGGCGGCACGCCTCTGCGTAAGAACTATGCAGGTATCGGGTATACCTACGACGCTGGTCGTGATGCGTTCATCCCACCGAAGCCATACAGTAAGTGGGTCTTGAATGAAACTACCTGCTTGTGGGATGCACCTACACAGATGCCTAATGATGGCAAGCGTTATTCATGGGATGATGCCGCAGGTAACTGGGTAGAAGTACCTGACACTCAAGGACAGTAATCATGGGAATTAAAGTCACCAATAACGCTTTCGGCACATTGAACGCAGGTATCAATAGTTCGGTAACGACTATTGTGCTAACTGCGGGCGATGGTGCGCGTTTTCCTACATTAAGTGCTGGTGACTATTTCTATGCCACACTGATTGATACGTCAAACAATCTCGAGATTGTAAAAGTTACAGCCCGTTCAACTGACACTATGACTGTAGTGCGTGGTCAGGATAACACAACGGCTCGTGCATACAGCACGAACGACAGGTTTGAGCTACGCCCAACGGCGGCTCTATTCACAGAGTTTGCTGACCGTGCTACCACTGGTAAAGCAATCGCAATGGCAATTGTCTTCGGAGGATAAATCATGGCAGCCCCAAACATCGTAAACGTAGCAACTATCACAGGTAAAACAGCGGTGCAAGCTGTCGGCACTTCGGCAACAGCCATCGTCACCAACTCAGGTAGCAGCGGCAAAGTCTTTAAAGTGAACGCACTTTATATTGCAAACATTGACGGCACTGCTGGGGCAGAAATCACAGTAGACTTGTTCCGCTCATCGACTGCGTATCCTATTGCTTCAACTGTTTTAGTTCCTGCTGATGCAACACTTGACCTAATGTCTAAAGCAATTTATTTAGAGGAAGGTGACACACTTCGTTGTACAGCCAGTGCGTCTGGTGATTTGACAGCGGTGTGCTCTTATGAGGAGATTTCATAATGGGTGTTTCTCTTAGCGGTATTTGGACAGCACGGCAAGTCCGAGATGGTAGAGGCGACGCTGATTACCCTAGGGTATATAACATTGAGTATCTTGTTATTGCTGGTGGCGGCGGAGGCGGCGGCTCTACTGAGGGGCATCAAGGCGGTGGCGGTGGCGCTGGTGGCTATCGTTCTTCTGTAACGGGCGAATCTTCTGGCGGCGGCGCATCTGCTGAGTCCACACTAAGTTTAACTCCGGGAGCCGCTATTACAGTAACTGTTGGTGCAGGCGGGTCTGGTAGTCCAACTGGCTCAAAAGGTGCTTCCGGTAATGATTCTGTACTTAGTTCTATAACTTCTACGGGCGGTGGCGGTGGCGGTGCTGGTAGTAATGGAGGAACTAACCGTGTAGGTTTATCAGGCGGTTGTGGAGGCGGCAACGCTTCTTCAGACCAAAGCCCAAACGGTTCTGCGCCATCTGGGACTGCTGGTCAAGGTTATGCTGGTGGAGTAGGCTCTACTGGCCCGGGTTGGGGTGGTACAGGCGGTGGCGCTGGAGCTGCTGGTGCTTCTAACTCAAATCCAAATAATTCTTTAGCTGGCGGTGCTGGTGTAGCTTCTTCAATTAGTGGCTCTTCGGTTACTAGAGCAGTTGGTGGTGGTGTAACTGGATATGGTTTAAGTGGAAATAACGGAACAGCAAACACAGGTGGTGGAGGGTGGGGAGGAACAACTGGGACTACAACTGGATACAACGGTGGTTCAGGCGTTGTTATTGTGCGTTACTTTGGTGAGCAGCGTGGTTCCGGCGGAACTGTAACTTCATCCGGCGGCTATACCATCCATACATTCACATCATCTGGGACTTACACAGCATGATAGACGGACGCAGACTACCTCTCGTTATGTTTCCGAACGGCGCATTGATGCGCTGCGAAGCTGTACCTGAGGGCTGCGTTCTTGTAATTGAACCTGAAGAACCGCAAGAAAGTGATTTCCCTGCGGTAATAGACCAAACACAAGCCGTTAAGGAGGCTAACCGTGGCAGCAACAACTCATGAACTAGAAGTACAACTAACCTCTCATGAGGCTGTTTGTGCTGAGCGTTACCAAACTTTTATCCAACGGGTTGACCGTTTGGAGTCTTTGATTTTTAAAACCGCCGGTGCTCTGATAGTCGGCATGGCGGGTATCCTTGTGGCTATTCTTTTTAAGGGGATTTGAAATGATGAACAAGAAACCTGCTGTAAAAAAAGCTGCTGGTAAGCCTATGGGTTACGCTAAAGGCGGTATGACTTTCAAACCTTGTGCTGGTTGTCCTAACGCTGCAAAGTGTAAGGCGATGGGCAAGTGCATGAAAAAAGCAAAATAACCACTGCGGGGTTTTAAATTGAGCTATGTCAGACGAACTGGGGTTGTCGGTTGGTGCCAAGGGTATCAGCGAAGGGATAAAAACTGGTAGGGAAGCTGGTCGAGAGATTGGCAAGAACATTGAAGAAGTCCAGAAAGAAGCAGTTGACGTAGCAAGACAACAAGCGAACGCTAAGATTCGTGAGCGCAGAGAAGCAGAGTTTAGGAAAGAGCGGGCAATATTCAAAGCCCTTGATGAGTATCGACACCGGAAGAAAATTTCGGATGAGGAGTACAAATTAAGGGTAGATTTTATAAAGCAGCACGGTACTAAAGAGTGGCAAAAGGTTTTAGATATTAAGACCGAGATTGAACGATTGGAAAAAGAAGATAAGAAGTATTTTGATGCGGAGTTAGCAAAGGTTAAATGGGTGCAGTTTTGGTGCTTTATGGCAGCAGGCTGGGTTGCTTATTTTATAGTTTGGGGAGGTAAAAAGTAATGAGTGAAAAAGAAACATATATCGAAACTGCCAAAGAAGTTGCTGGTAAAGCGATTGGCAAACATGGTCTGGTATATATCACCATTATTGTAGCTATGGGTGTAGGTGCCTCAATCGTATTAGAGGAAAGCAAAATGGCGGCGGTCATGGGTCTACTGGGCGCATCGTTAACTGCTTTAATCTCTATGCTTAACGGTGTAGCAGGTGCTAACCCTAAACAAGAACGCCCCGAATTTGAAATTATGAAGCAGCTTATTGACAAAGTAGAAACAATGGCTGACCGTGACCCGATGTCGGTGCAAGTTGAGGGCGATAAAGTTACTGTTCGCAAAGGCGATAACGAAACCGCAATAGGGAGATAACATGTTTCCACTAACCGCATTAGTAGATGTCGGCATGAAAGTGCTGGATAAATTTATTCCAGACCCCGAAGCTAAAGCAAAAGCTCAGCAAGAACTTCTTAAGATGCAACAAGAAGGCAGACTGGCTGAACTCAATGCTGACAATATTGAAGCCCAAGAACTTACTAAGCGCCATGAAGCAGACATGGCTAGTGATAGTTGGCTGTCTAAGAATATAAGACCCATGACCCTTGTGTTTATCTTAATTGTCTATTCCACTTTTGCAATGATGTCTGCTTGGGATATTGAAGTAAACAACAATTATGTTGAATTGCTTGGGCAGTGGGGTATGCTAATTATGTCATTCTATTTTGGCGGTCGTACGCTAGAGAAGATTATCGACATGAAGGGAAAGAAAAATGCAACTGACAAATAACTTTTCCCTTGTCGAGATGGTTAAATCTGAGACAGCGTTGCGTCACAACATGGACAATACGCCCGGGGAGGCTGAAATTGAAAACCTTAAAAAACTATGTGAGCAAATTCTTCAGCCTGTTCGGGAACACTACGGCAAAGGAGTTAAAGTCAACTCCGGTTTCCGACATCCCGAAGTCAACGCCAAAGTCGGTGGCTCCAAAACCAGCGACCACTGCAAAGGCCAAGCGGCAGACATCGAAATCCCCGGTGTCCCCAACGCGGAACTCGCGGAGTACATCGCAAAAAACTTCTCGTTCACGCAAGTCATCTTAGAGTTTTACACCCAAGGTATTCCTGATTCTGGTTGGGTGCATGTATCGTATGACCCTGCGAATTTAAAGAAACAAACACTAACTGCTGTCAAACAAGACGGCAAGACTGTGTATTTACCCGGATTGGTTGCCTAATATGGCCGCAGTAAAAATTGTTAAATTTCTTGGGGAAGCCCCGAAGATTGCTTCGGAGTTGCTGCCTGACGCTGCGGCGCAAGTTGCGTTTAACGTCAAGCTATATTCAGGAGATTTGATTCCTTACCGCTTACCCTATCTAGCTGGTCACGTAGACCGTGTGGGCACAATTAAGACGTTGTATGCTTTACGTGACCCAAGTAATGGCGACCTAAAGTGGCTAACTTGGGCAACTGACGTTGACATTATTACGGCTTCAGCGTCTGAAGATTTGGAACAACGCTTTTACTTCACAGGTGATGGTGTACCTAAAGTAAGCAACTATGAGTTGGCTACTGCTACGGGTGTACCTTACCCAAACAATTCTTATGACTTGGGTTTACCCTTACCCGAAACAGTACTTACTACATCATCTACATCGTTCACCCAAAAAACCTCTACTACTCGGGCACGGGATACAGGTAATTACGCTACTGTAGTTACATCTGCAAACCATGAGTTGCGTACAGGGATGATTATTACCATCAGCGGGTTTCCTGCGGCAACAACCAGTGTAGCTACATTTAATGCAACCAATGCTGAAGTGACTGTAGTAAACGACACTACGTTTACCTACTTTAGCCCGGGCGAGCAGGTTAGCACTACATCTGATACCAACGGTAAAGTATCTCTTGCTGGTAACACAATCCCTCGGAACTATGTCTACACATGGTATACCCCGTGGGAAGAAGAATCTATTGCGTCTGAACCATCTGACAATTTATATATTAAAGAAGGTCAGTTAGTTACAGTTAGTAATCTACCTACTGCTAAACCTACTGGCAGTAACTTTGTACGTGGTGTGCGGTTGTACCGTACGCTTGCGTCGTCTGGCGGTACAGAATATTTTCGTCTAGGAACCTTGTGGTTCCCGACTACCACGGCTCGTGTAAGCCGTGCTGACAACGTGTCTCGTGTGACACTAACTAACCATCACAATCTTGCATTAGATGACCGCTTTAAACTAAGTGGTTGTACTGATTCGTCGTTTAATATTACAGGCGGTGTTGTCCTTGACATCATTGATGACTATACGTTTGAGTATGCGCAAACCGCAAGTGCCGTAGCAGATAAGGCTGAGACCGCTGGCACGGTATATCACGATGTTGCAGAATCTTTAGATAAACCTGCTCGCTATTGGGGTGATGGTAGTTACACATTTACCGATGACTTTGATTCACGGAATCTGTTTGACATACTGGAGACCAATGAATATGACCCCCCTCCTGAAAATCTTAAAGGTCTTATCGCAGCACAGAATAACATTCTGGTTGGTTTTGATGGTAATCAGTTATTCTTTTCCGAACCAAATGTTCCACATGCTTGGCCTGCCAAATATGCGCTGACGTTTGAGTCAGACATTGTGGGTGTTGCCTCTGTGGGTGGATACATTCTTGTTATGACAAAAGAGTATCCATACCAAGTATCCGGTAACAACCCTGCGACTATGGCGTACGCTCGTATTGATACCCTGTATCCTTGCATATCTAAACGCTCTATTGTGAACATGGGCTACGGCGTAGCGTATGTAACATATGGTGGTCTAGCTGTATACAACCCATCGGGCGGTATGGACTTGATTACAAAGTTTGTGCATGACTGGGATACATGGCCCGAAGCAGTTGATTTGACCAACGTAACAGGTCGTTTTTATAACGGCAAATACTTTGGCTCTGACGGTACAGCTTCATTTATCTTTGAACGCGATGACCGCATCGGTGGTTACTTTGTTCAAATCAACTATAAATTTACTGCTGCGTGGTACGACCCGCAGTCTAATGACTTTTACTATATTGCCGATAACCTTGGTAATTTATATGAGTGGGATAAGTCTACACAGCCTTTATCTTCTGCTGAGTGGAAGTCGAAAACCATTGTGACCAAAGACTTTCTAAACCTTGGGGCGGCTCGAATTATTGCAGACTACGCTGTACCTGACGCTGAGTCTGAAGCGATTGCTGCGTACAACGCTGGCGTACCTGCGTACAACCTTGGAATATGGAACGAATATAACCATACATCTGTCTCACTGTCTTATGCTCGTGCTTCAGGTGTAGCAACAATCGTAACGGCTACTGCGCACCAGCTAATTACAGGCTCTCGAATCCGTATTACTGGGTTTACCTCTGGTGTTGGAACAACCTTCAATACTTCTGATGCAGTTGTTACTGTGGTTAACTCTACGACATTTACCTACACTAATGCGGGGGGAGATGTATCTGTTGTATCTGACGGGTCTGCAACAATCCAAAGTCTAAAAGGCTTGGGGGATATGAATGGCCCATACGACCGCATAGATGCGCAAGGCAACCGCATTACTAACTTTGGCACTTTAAACTCTGTGGTTGTAAATGGAGATAACTATACACGTTCGTTAAGAACCATTGAGTCCATACTACCAATTACGTTCCGCCTTTGGGTGGACAAGCAACTTGCCTTCCAAGCTACTGTATCCACGGATGAAGTATTCCGCCTCCCTACAGGATACCGTTCCGATACGTTTGAAGTAGGGGTGTCAGGTTCTGCACGAGTTCGGGCTATCCATTTTGGAGAGACCCCCTTTGGATTGAGGACAGCATAATGGCTAGATTTACTGCAATACCATCTGTACCCACTGGGAATGTTACCGAGTGGCAAGGACAAATTTTCCGGGCCTTAAAAGAAGACGTTGAGCTTCTTGCTGGTATTCGGGGCGAGGCCGACTTGGCTAGTAAAGCAGTGACTCGAAGTCAACTTCGGGTTAACCAGACTGCGCAACCTACATTTTCTCGTGTATCTGCGACCGGTAAAGGGTATACTATTAGCGGGCAAAACGTAGCAGATTTGGACGACTTTGGAAAGTTAATTAATGATGTTCAGCTTCTTGCAAACGACGTGGCGACACTACGAAATGTTGTTAATACGCTCATTGCCCAATTGAAAGGATAAATCATGGCTGCACCGAACCCAGTACTGTCAATTCTAAACATGCAACAGAAAGCCCCGGCTTCAATGCCGCAGGCAGCCCAGCCCAGCCCACAAGGGCCAGCGGCGGTAAACTTGACAGGTACTCCTGCTCCTGTTATGCGCCCTGCGCCTGTAATGTCTGCTGACCTTCCAGCACCTACAACGTCTCTTGATTTACCTGCGTCGTTACAAGGTTTGCTTGGGTCTAGTAGCCCACAGGTTGCTATAGATGAACCCCTATTAGCGCAACAAAGCCAACAGTTTACGCAGACAGGTACAGTTGCTTCTAACCCTAACGCTCCTGCGTTAGATTTTCGTTTACAACCTACATATGCGGAGGGTGGTATGGTCGGTCAAAATGGTATGCCTATGCGCCCTGCTGGTATGCAAAGCGGGCAACAACAAGCAATGTCTCCACAGATGATGGAGATGCAAATCCAAGAATTTATGCGCAAGAACCCACAACAGGTTCAGCAAATTACACAAGCCATCATGGCAGGATTCCAATCTGGGGAAATTACTCCTGAGGAATTGAATATGGCAGGCCAGTTGGCTATGACCGCCCTTCAGAATCCTGAAATGTACCAGTACGTACGTCAGTTTGCTATACAACAAGGTCTAGCGACTGAGCAAGATTTGTCTCCTGAATATGACCAAGGTCTTGTATTTGTTCTACTTTTAGCCGTTCGTGCTGCACAGCAGCAAACCGGTAGCATGGGTGGTATGGGTACACAAACTGGTATGCCAGAACAACCCGTTATGAGTATGGCTAACGGCGGCTACATATCAATGGGGGACAACGCACGTAGCGGTGGTAAGGTTGTTGGCCCCGGCACTGGCACTAGCGATAGTATTCCAATTCGTGTATCAGCAGGTGAGTACGTTATCCCGGCTAAGATTGTCCAAGCTAAAGGTAAGGACTTCTTTGACTCCCTTCTTAAGAAATATCAAAACGCATGAGCACACTCCCAGCAGGGTACGACCCAATACCATTAGATGACTTCGAGCCTTTGCTCCTAGCCACTAAGGAGCATTTTGACTTGTATTGGCCCTCGACTAAGCCTTTGTTGGAGCGGTGTATTAAACGTGCTATGCATGGAGAGATGAGTGTAGATGATATTTATAACTCGGCGCTTGCTGGCAAGATGTATATATTTGTTGTGAAGTGTGATAAAACAATTACTAAGAGTGTGAAACTAGCACTTGCAATTGAGATTATCCCTTACCCAAAGTTAGCTGCTATGAATATTGTTGCACTTGGCGGTAGTGATTTAGATGCTTTACATGCAAAGTATTGGAAGATGCTTTGCGGTTGGGCGTATATGAATAGTGTCCGAGTCATTGAGGGATGGGTATCCCCAGCAATGGAACGGGTGATTTCTCAATATGGTTTTAAACCTGTGTATACACACATGCGACTCGAATTGACGGAGGCTATGAAATGAACGAAACTAAATTTATGCGTATGCCCAGTGCCAAACAAATGGCAATGATGGGGATTCCTGATTTACCTGAAGCTGCTTTTGGCGGTGATATACCCCCACTGCAACGTAAAGCATTGGTCAGAGCTATGGGTATTCGCCCACAAGGTGGCGGTGGCGGTGGTGGTAGAGGCTTAATGGCAGTCGTTGGTGTTGTTGCTGCTGTTGCAATCCCATTTGCTGCACCTGCGATTGTTGGTGCAATGGCTTCTAGTACAGCAATTGCTGCGTCTATGCCTTTTGTAACTGCGGCTTTGAGTACCACGGCTGGTGCTGTGATTGGTTCTGCGATTGTTGGTGCTGGTTTAGGTGCGGTAACTGCGGCAGTAACTGGCGGTAACGTCGGTCGTAGCGCCTTGATGGGTGCTATCGGTGGTGGTATCGGTGGTTACTCACAAGCTGGCAGTATCACAGCACAAGGTACAAACGTCGGTACTGGTGCTACAGCACTTACAGATGCCGGTACTGCGCAACTAGCTACTACCCCAACGGCTAATGCTGTTGTGACTAACGTCGGTTCCAACACTGGTTACTGGTCTCCTGAGCTTGGGCAGTTCGTTGACCCAATGACTGGTAATACTATTGCCGCTCAAAACATCGCTTACGGCGGTACTGTTGACAGTGCAATGGCTAGTCAGTTGAGTTCAGGTTCTCTTGGTTCACAAAGCCTTGCTAACGCAATTAGTGCTAATGGAACTTTGGCTGTTAACACACCAGTAGCTGCTGGCGGTAATGCGGCTGCGTTTGGTGCTGGTGGCGGTACATACTATGACCCAACCACTGCGGTGGCTGGTTCTGCTCCAGCGTATTCTCAAGCTGGTTTGCAATACACTCCTGCAATGGAACAAGCTGCGGCTAATCAAGCTGTACAGTCTGGGCAATTAACGAACGTAGTTAGTAAAACTGGTGGGGCAACACAAACTGTTCCGTCCGCTGCTGCTACTACCACTGGAGGGGCTGCTGCTCAAGTTGCTCCAACGACATTTAGCGAAGCTCTTAAACAGAAATTTACTGACCCACGTAACCAAGCCGACTTGTTCCTTCGTGCGGCTGGTCAAATTGCTGGTTCTGCGATTGCTGGTGATGGCTTGTCAGATGAAGAAAAAGCCTTGCTCAATCAGCAAACTGCTGAACTTCGTCAGTTACGTGAAACTAACCAAGAGTTGTTTAACCAACGTCTGCAAGAAGCACAAGGACTCATTGGTGAGTCTAAATACTTTGACCCAGCGTACTTTGGTATGCAGAGTGAACGTGCTGTTAGAACTGCTGGTGCTCGTGCAAAGCGTGAAGCCCTTGGTAAGTTTGGCCCACAACGTGCAGGATTACGTAGCGCAGAAGAACGTCGCTTTGACTTAGGTATCTCGACTGGTAGTCAAACTGCTTACCTGCAAGGTGCTGATGCAGCGCAACAAAACAAAATCCGCACGCAAACTGCGGGTCTTAGCGCAATGCCTACAGGTGCTCCTACAGGTGCGTTGCAATATGGTTCTTATGTTGGTGGTTTATATGATGCGGCTGACCGTCGTCGTCGCCAAAATGCTGGTGACATCGGTGACCTATTCGGTTCATTCACTGGTAGTCGCATGGCTACTAGCGTGTAAAGGAGAGCACCATGTCTCTAAATATGGGGCAATTATTAGGCGGTGCTGGTATCGTTGCGGGTCGTCAGCGGCAAGCTGAAAACGCAGAGATTGAGCAACGTGGTAACTTAATGCGAATCCAAGAGGCTAACCGCCTCATGGAAATTCGTGCTCGTATGGGCGAAGGTACAAATGAAATAGCTAACGCTCCACTGCCACAGTTTGTGCAGACTCCGGGTACAACGATTGGTAACCCCAATGCACCTACTGCACCTGCTCCGGCTGCTGCACCTGCTCCGACTGCTGCACCTGCGTCTGCTACATCTGCGCCTGTTGCACCTCCTGCAAATGTACCTACAACTGCACTTCCGGCTGCACCCGCTGCGGGGTTGCGTACTCCTGCACAACTAGCTTCTATACCAACTGACCAGTTGACTACGGCTGAGTTTCAGGCGTTGCCACAACAAGAACGTCTTAAGCGATTGCAGATAGAAAATGACCGTCGCAAACTTAGTCGTATTGACACGGCTGTTGCTGCGCCACCTGCGGCTGCTTTTGATGTAGTAACACTCCCTTACACTGGGGCAGCTACGCTTTTACAAAAAGGTCTTAACGCAGTTGACTTTGCTAGATTTGGTCGTGCCGCAGGTTTTTATGACCCCGATGTAACTAGCGTAACAATTCCGGGTGCAGGTTCAATTACACCTTTTACTGACCGCCTACGTAAGTCAGATGCAGAAAACCAACCTATAACAGAAGCACAATTACTCGAGCGTTTAAAAACAGGCGAAGCTACTAAAGCAAAAGCAGTAGAAACTGAGCGTGTTAAAAATGCAGAGGTTGCCCAGAAGCAAGGTTTGGAAGACTGGCAACTGGATGCTAAGGGTAAACCCGTACGTGGTCTAGTAAATAACAATCCCGGCAATATCCGTCCTAGCACTCAGTACACATGGCAAGGTCAGGTTGGGATTGATAAAGGTGCGAAAGAAGCCGCAGGCTTTGTGCAATTTGCTTCGCCTGAAGCAGGTATCCGTGCCATGACGTTAAACCTGTTGTCTTATGACCAGCAGGGTATTAACACAGTACAAGGAATTATTAATCGCTGGGCACCTCCGTCTGAAAATAAGACAGGTGCATATATAAATCAAGTCGCAAAAGAATTAGGTGTTAAACCCACTGACACAATAAATCTCAAAGATGCAGCAGTTATGCGTCAGTTGGTTACTTCTATCATTCAATTTGAAAACGGAAAGAACCCATATAATGCTCAAATCATTGACACAGGCATTGCGCTCGGCTTTAACAAAGAGTCGCCAATTGTTACAGCAAGTACTGGAAAAGCTCCGCCAGTACCTACTCAAGCTCAAACAGTTACTCAAGCGGTAAACACAGGTACACCTAAAGATGTGGCAACTGCTGCGTCTACTGCTGTACCAGTACAACCTGCTAAAGATGGTGTGATGTACGGCCCTGCTCAGATTGACGCAAGTGCCCGCAATCCACAAATTCAGCAGTTGCTGACTACTCGTACTATGTTGCAAAAGCAGGTGGCTCTTTATAACCAGTATGGTATGGGCGATAAAGCCATAGAAGCTGCGGCTAAGATTCAAGCTATTGACCTTGGTATGTACAAGAACCAAGCAGACATCGGGCTTTATGAGGGCGCAACGACTGGTAACTTTAGCCGTGCTATGTCTGTGTTGTCTACCTTTACTGGTGCACCGCACCAAGTTCTAAGCCGTAATGATGGCAAGTTTGATTTGTATATTAACGGCAAGGTAGCAAAAGCTGGTCTTGATGGTACGCAGGTTGAACAACTTGTTCGTACGCAAGTCGACTCCGATTACCGTGCACAGCTTGCTAAACTACAAATTGAGCGTGGTACAAAACGCTTTGAGACTGATGAAAAAATTCGTGAGAAAACCAGTGAAGAAGTTTTACGTTCTGCTCGTGAGATTCAGCTTGAAATCCTCAAAGGTAATACTAAACTGGCTGAAGAAAAAATTAAATTGGCTGGCTTTAAACTTATTGGCTCTGGTGCTGGCGATGGTAAAGCCTATTACTCCAACGGTCTAGGCGATGTATTTATGATTGATGGGCAAAATAAAACAGCCACTATCAATGGTGCTACAGTTGACCTTGGAGTAGTTGCACAACAAGTTTCTGGAGTAGATAGGAGTATTTGGAGTACCGTGAATCCTCCCCAACAAGTAGTCAGGTAAGGTGAATTATGGCGACTAAAGCCACACAGTCATTTGAAAACCCACTGTACACTAGCTCTGGCGGGTCACTCGCCAGTGACATGAGTGGCTATACTTTTTTAAATCCTGCGGTTAGTACAGGGTCGGACGCTCTCCAGCAAGGGTTGGCTGACATTGCCGCAATGGGTGCAAGGGCGCAACAAATAACGCAGTTTGAACTGCCGCAGATTAAACGCCCACCTGCTATTCAGTACAGTCCATCACAGAAAAAACTTGCTGTACAGGGCGTTACCTTCGATGAAGATGACTCCGAGATGACCCTGCGTGCGGAGGCTTTGCTAGACCAGCCCCCCGTTGGAACACTAAAGGGTGGCGACTGGGTAACACTTACACCGCAAGCATACGGGCAGATTACCAGTGGTATCCGTAACCCTAGTCTTGGTCGTCTTATGTCCAAGAACTTTGGTATTGGCGTTGACCAGTTGCAGTTACTTGCTGGTCGTGGGCTTCAGCTTGCTGGCGCAGAACAAACAGGTCAGGCTATCGTTGACCAGCAGATGGATGACATACGTAAGAACCTTCCGTTCCGTCGTGAGTTCTCTGAGATTGATTCTTCTAAAGGTGCTATCGAGTGGCTGGCTGCAACTGTTGCCCAGCAAGGGCCGAACATCCTTGAGTCTATTGGTGTTGCTGCCGCAGGTTTCTTTGCAGGTGGCGCAGCAGGTGGCCCTTTGGGTGCGGCAGGTGGTGCACTGGCTGGCTTGGCAGGTAAGACTGCCTTTAAACAATCTGTACTTGCGGCTCTAAAGAAACAAGCAGCAGGCGAAGCATTAGATGTAGCCGAAACTAAACTGCTTAAAGAAGCGGCTGGTATTGCAGGTGCAACAATTCTTAGTGTGGGTCAGAACTACGCCACTGGTGCGGCTGATATTTATGGTGAGTTCCGTGAACAAGGGTCGGGTGCTGATGATACCAACGCTCGTCTTGCTGCTTTGTCAGGCGCAGTTCCTTATGCTGTTCTCGAATCTCTCCCTGAGTTCTTACTAGCTTCCCGTCTATTTGGGCGTGGTGGTATATCTGCCAGAGGTGGTTCAACTAACCTACAAGATATTCAGGGTAAAACCTTTCTTGGGACACAAGCCCTTCGTGGTGGGGAACTACTTAAGCGTGGAGCAAAAGGTGCGGCAGTCGGTGGTACGGCTGAAGGCTTAACTGAACTAGGACAAGAGAGTCTGCTTATTGGTATGACAGGTCAGGACTTTACTGATGCTGATGTACAGAACCGACTCCTTGAATCCTTTGCTGCTGGCTTTGGTGTTGGCGGTACGATTGGTGCTGGTGCTAACCTACGACGCGGCCCTATCGGCAAACAACCTACCAACTTGTTGAACCCCGGTCAGACTACTGACCCACCTCCTAGCGACTCTCGTGAAGTAACCCCCGTAGGCGGGCCAACCCCCTCAGGTGGTATGGGCGCACGCCCTGACTTCGTAGCTGGTGCTGCTGGTGTTCGTGCATCTACGCCGGGCGACCGCATCTACACTGGCCCAGTTGAGCCTAATCAGTTTGGTGGTGCGCAAGGCGTGCTTGACCTCGGTGGTATCCCTGTGGCTGAAGCCAAGGCTCGCAGCATGCAAGGCAATGTGCAACCACAACGGGTATGGGATGTAACCACTCAATCGTGGCGTGAAGTTAGCCCACAAAGTGCAGATGAACAAGTAGCCGCTAATTTCCAACAGAAACGTCAGGAACGTATTCAATTAGGGCAATACATCAATACCCTAAAACAACAACTTGCTAATCCTAATCTGCCCCCACAAGAACGGGCTAATTTAGAACGGCAATTAGCGCAAGCCACTGAAGCGATTCGTACTACGACTGATGTTATAGATACCACTCAGTTTGCTAGAGAGCAAGCTGGGCAACCGCCTATTCGGCAAGAATTACCAACAGTAGACCCTAATCAGTTGGCGTTGCAGTTTGCGCCTCCTGCCCCTAGTGGCGTAGGCTTTACTGACCAAGCTGCACCTATCGTAAACCCTGCTATGCAGCAGGCAATGAACTTGGCACAAAGCCGTGAAGCTCAGGTACAGGCGCAAGCCGCAGCCGCCGCACAGCGTGAGGCTGACCTTAATAAATTGCAGGCACGTGGGCAAGCCCAACGTCAACTGGATATTGCTCAGCAAGCTATGGACGCTGCCCGGGCACAACAGCAACAGACACAGCAACAACTTCCCACGAAACCGTTGCCTATACGGCAGCCTCAGCAGTTGGAATTGTTTAGCCGTAGAGAAGCTCCGCGCCCATCCCGTGCTGAAGGTCTACGTCGTGGTGTAGGTACGCAACTTCCTGAGCCAACCACTCCCGTGTTGCCTGTCCAAGACTTGCGCCGTAGTCCTCAAGTGCCTTTGTTTACTCAACAAGGCGCTCCATCTATGGCCGCTCTCAGAAGTGCAGGGACACAGCAACAAGTTGTACCGACAGTGCAGCAAGGCGCTACCCAGATTGCTCCAACAGGTGCACCTGTTACTGCGGTTACTTCTGAAGCAGCTAAGGGTGTGGCACTTAAGAAAGAAAAGACTGGCACGATTACCTTTGAAGATGGCTCTATATATACAGGGCAATTGAAGAAGGGCGAGCCTAATGGTCAAGGTACTTTGATTTATTCGGACACATCCACATACACGGGGCAGTTCAAGAACGGCAAACCACAAGGTAAAGGTCGTTTTGAAGATGCAGATGGTACTGTATTCGATGGTCAATTTGAAGATGGAGATTTCATACAACCTGAGGTAACAGAAGATGCCACTCAAAAAGGGAAGCAGCAACAAGGTCGTCAGTCAAAACGTAAGCAAGATAATGCGGGAGTACAAGGCGGGGGGCAAACTGGGCAACAGCCCACGACCCAAGAGCAAGGCGGCGGCACTGAAACAGGCGGTGGCGGCAAGTCTCTCAAACGCGGGAAGAAGCAAGAAGTAACTCCTGACGAGACACCCCCACCCCCACCTCCTAAGGGGGGTAAGGCTCTAAAGAAAGCCCCAGCAAAAAAGACTGAGGCTAAGGCTGAAGCCGCACCCAAAGCAGCCAAGTTGCAGAAAGGCCCGAGTGGTTTAGCTGCAATGGTTGGTCAGCTTATGGGTACTACGGCTCAACCTACTGTGGTTGAGAGCCAGCCTAAACGTGGGCCGAATGAAGCCAGTGCTGAAACAGTCGCAGCCAATGAAGAACTCGACATGGCTATCGAGACTGCTGAAACAACTAAGAACGCAGCAGCTTATGCCGAGGCTTTGTATGACATTGTGTCTGCTTATGTAACCTCAGCAGACCGTACGTATCTACGTAAGACATCCACAAAGTTCTTGACAGATGAAGGTGGTGTACCGAAGGGCGACTATGTAGCTGCTCTGCGTGAGATTGCGTTGGATGAAGAATCCATCTCTCCAAAGTCACGCCTGTATGGTTTGTTGGCTGATGCTGGTTTGTTAAACGATGTGAACGTACTGAAGAACGTACGTGTCCCCGGCGCAAAAACTACACAAGAAGCAGTGGTAGGAGAAACCATTGGGGCAAACTCTGAGATTACTCCTGAAGAAAGCCTTGCTAACTTCATTGATTCCAATCCACAATGGCCTAACCGCAAGCAGTTGGTTGACAAACTCAAACAACTCTACGGCAAGATTGACGATGATAATTTTCTTGTCGGTAAACGTGGTCGCATCAAAGACTTCTTTGACACTAATGGGAATCCCTTAGTAACTCAACCTGCTGGTACGTCTTACTTTATCCCTAATACTGTGGCTGAAGAAAAGACTACCAAGTCTGATTTCGTAGCTAAGCATGAAACCGCCCGTAAAGAATTGCGGGACTTGGAAGATACTGAAGACCAGACCACACTGGATGACCTTCAGTTTGACCCATTCTATGACCGCAAGCCAAACAGTGATGATGACTGGCGTGCTTTCCGTTCTAATGGTAAACCCTTAACGCCAATGAAAGTTGGCCCACTGCGTTTGTTTGCGGCTCGGGTTATCTCTAAGTATGCTCGTAAGCCACGGGTATCTGTGTTTGCGAATATCCAAGACATGAAGCGTAGCAACCCTGCCCTGTTTGAAGCAGCAGCAAAGGCTCGTAAAGATGGTGACATCGAGGCGGTCAATGCCGCAGGTATGGCTTGGGGTGACAACGTGGTTCTGTTTGCAGACCTCATCCACTCTGAAGAACACGCCCGCTTTATCATTGCCCATGAAACTCTTGGGCACGTAGGTTTCCGTGGATTGTTTAGCAATCAAGCACTTAACAAGATTCTCCAGTTCGTTGCTGATGCTGACCCTCATCTCACAAATGAGGCGATTGTCTACGCAAACGGCAAAGGAATCCCATTCCTCGAAGCAGTCGAGGAGGTGTTGGCAGACCGTGCTGCTGCCATTGACAATAACACAATCCTTAGATTTTGGAACTGGTTAAAAGACCAACTGAATAAACTTGGCTTGTCGTTCAACGATGACGCAGCCCGCTACCTTATCAGCCTATCACGCAAGTACGTGCGTCAGGGCGTTGGGCGTAGTGAAGTCAACACCTCTGGTCTCTATAAAGAAATCAACGAGGCACTGGCTACTGAGCAGTCCGACATTGAAGTATTACGCTTTGCCCAGTCTGCCGCCCAAGGTTCTGCTAACTTTGCACAGAACTTTGTAAACCGCAACTTTGCCGTTTATGGAAACCTTGAGCGTTCCATCCGTGACATTGTGGATGCTTCACAGAAGTCTGCCGAAATGCGCAAGCAAGGCAAGGGTGTCCTTGCCAACGTACGTAACGTGGTTCAAAAGGTTCTTGATGGTATTCAAACCCAAGACAACATGGCTCGTAAGTCTAAGGGCTACTTCAAAATCTTTAGGTTGCTGCAAGACCAAGCGGCTCGTCAAACTGAACTTAAGACCCAGTATGCTGAGATAACCAATATTGCCCATGAAGCTAAGTTCCTTGGGTTTGGTGAGGGTTTAACGTCTGAGCAAAGTGTCCGTGCCGGTGAGTTGATGGCATACGCTACGCTGTTTAAGATGAACCAATTGTCGGATAACGCTATTGCCAAGATGGACAATATCGTGTTCTATGACCCGAACAATCTTGAGCCTATACCTAAGATAAACGTAGACGGATTTAACCAGTTAAAACAGGTTGGTCGTATGACTCCTGAGGAATTCCGTAGCGGCTTTAAAGTTCAGCAGGGTACTGAAGAACGCCCAATGACTGAGGAATATAAAGCGGAACTGGCTGCGCAACGGGACAAAGAGCTTGCCATTATGGAAGCAGGTAGGAATCGGGAACTTGCCCGCCTGCAAAAGAAACTGGCTGCGGCTACTAATGAGGAAGCCAAGCTAGAGTTTGAGCTACGCATTAAGCGTCTTGAGAGTAGATACGCCAGTAATGTAGAAAGTACCAAGCGGTACTACACCAAGCAGATGAACGATAAGACCTATGAGGCTCCTCGTCTAACGGATTCTCTTGACTGGTTTAAAGATGTTGATGGTACTGTAATCGAGAATGACGATGGTACTGTGACCTACACAGGTACAAGTATTGAGTATCAGGTGTACTTGCAGTTCCACGAGGCTATCTCTAAATCGGCTGCGGATGTATTGATTGGTAAGTATCTTGGTGCTATCCACGAGCAAGCCCGTGCCATTACCTCTGGTGTTGGGGCATCGTTTAACCAGTCGCTAACTGCACAGGAAACTAAGTTCATTGAGGACATAGTTGAGCAGTACGACCGCATGCGGCTAAAGGATTCAGGCTACAAGAACAACCGTTTTGAGATGAGCGAGTCTGCCCAAGAGGATGCTAACGAGTGGCTACGTATGAAGTTTGCCCGTGCGTTCTATACCGACCTTGCCCTGACTGACCTAGCCAAAATGGTCGAAGGCTATACCCCCGCAGAGGTTGATACGATTGTCCGTGGTATGCGCAAGAAACTTCGTACCAAGGTAGACCCTGACATAGATGACATTCGGGATAGTTCTATTTGGGCATTAGAGCATCGCATTGAAGAACGGGCAATGTTTGCCGCCTCTATTAATGATGACCAGTTCTACGCCAAACGAACCATTGCTGGTTCGTACGTTCCCCTCATCCGTGAAGGCGATTGGCAAATTCGTATTCAAGCCTACAAGACTGTCAACGGACAAGAAGTTCCTATTAAGTTACGCCAAGGGCAACAAGACTCTTTGTTCTACGGCAAGACCGCTAACCAAAAAGATGCCCAAGAAGTTCAAGACGAACTGGACAACCTCTTTTCAGGTGAGCATGACATGCGTGATGCCGATGGCAATATGCAGACAGTTAAGTTGCGAGCCATTGCATCGGTTGCAGAACAGACTCCCGCCCTTGTGGACATCCTCCACTACGACGAGGTAATGTATTCGCTCAGTCGTTTGGGTATCAACATTACCCCTGAGCAACGGACAACCTTGGTTCAGAAACTTACTGCACAGAACACTCGTGCCCGTGCAAACCTGAAGCGTTCGGGCGTACCGGGCTGGGATAAAGATGTTGTCAAGAGTGCGTCGGCTTACCTAGAACAGCAGGCATATACCGCAGCTAATAAAGAGTTCCGCCATCAGTACGATGAAGTGCTTGATAACCCGTTCAACTGGCAAGGTGACCCTACCCGTTTAGAAGAACTGCGGGTTAAATGGGAAAGCAGTACTGGCGAGGCTAAAGAGATTGCCGCTCGGGAGTATTTCCAAGAGAAGTTCTACTACGATAATGCCGTTGAAGTTATTGATGGTAAGCGGGTGGAGCGTGGCAACTGGTACAAAGAACGTGCCAAGTCTTTGCTTGACTGGAAAGAATCCACGGGTGACATCGTTCATGCTGACGACATTTGGACAAACAACGAATGGTCTGTTGCGGCTCGTACTTGGGCGGCTATTGCCCAACTTGGTGGCTCTATTGCTACTGGTGTCACACAGATGCTTTCGTTGCCAACCAACTCATGGGCGTACCTCTCAGCCTTTAATCCTAAGAATGGATTTGGCTTAGGGTTAGGCGCAGGTCGTGCCGCCACATTGTTATTTGACTATGGTCGCAAAGCAGGTAGCTTCCGTTACGCCAATCTAGACTACATCAAAGGACAGATTAAAGAACTCCAAGATAGTGGTGAAGATAGGAACAAGGATGGGCTGACGTTTGCCGAACTGAACTTCCTCCAAACCATGACGGAAGAACAACGCCTTGATGCCGCACAATTTAACGCTTTGACTGGTACTAGCCGTGGTCGTAAGATTACTGGCAATCCAACCGCACAAAAAGTTATTCAGGTATGGATGCTTCCATTCAGTTATTCCGAACAATTTAACCGCCGCACCACACTCCTAGCAGCATATCGTGGTGAGTATGACCGTCAACGTGCTGCTGGCCTAGCCCACAATGAGGCTGACCTTGCCGCCCGTGCTGCGGCATCTCGTGCCGTTGATGCTACCCAAGGGGATTACGCTCAGTACAACCGCCCTGCTTTCTTCCGTGGTGGACTCCAGTCGTTCATCTATATGTACAAGCAGTACCCTATCTTGATGGTTCAGTTGCTAAAGAACATGAACTATGAAGGTCGTATCATCATGCTCGGGTCGTTGCTCTTGTTATCCGGAGTACGGGGCATACCGGGTTCTGACGACATCTTGGACATTGTTGATGGTATTGCTCAGCGCCTTGGCTTGAAGGTTGGCTCGATTGAAAAAGAGTTTGCTCGTCTGACCCGTAGCGTATTCGGTGATGAACTAGCGGCAGAGATTAACCCAATCATCATGCGTGGTTTGCTTGACCACTTCACTGGTCTTTCATTCTCGAATCGCTTAGGTCTTGGGGACATCATCCCCGGAACTGGCTTGCTTAAACCATCGGCTACCAAGCAGGAGATTCTGCGTGAGGTGGTAAATATTGCAGGTGCACCAACGTCTTTCTTGGCAGGTGCGTTTGAGTTTACGTTTAACACATTGCCTGCGGTAGCCACAGGGCGTAAAGGACTAAGTTCCTTAGCGACTGACTCTCCCTTTACGGCTATTAAGAACTTGGGTACTGCGTTTAAGTTTTACGACACAGGTGCGATTGTCGACACCAAGGGATATGTTGTAGCGCAGAACGCCACCACTTGGGAAATACTTGGTAAGGCACTAGGTTGGTATCCATCCCGTGCTCAGGCACAGATGGACTGGTTGATGGCTGACTCCCAAGAACAAGCATACATGTCTATGATTAAGACTGAAGCTACCCGCCAAGCAGTTGCCGCTCGATTGTCAGGCGATGTGGATGCTGAGAAGGATGTCAAGGAATACATCAAGTCATGGAACGAAAGCACCAAAGGGACACGCCTAGAGATTCGCAACTTTGAGAAAGGTTTAAATCAAGCCTTCCGTGAAGCCAAGAAACCACTAGCGTTACGTGCCCTCAAGTCCTCCGCTAAAGGTGGCAGAGCAGAAGCTAAGGAGTTGCTACGCATTTACGGCGTAGACGAGGAAACCCTTTCGGGCATCCCCGACTAAACAACCTTGAGTTGCCCGTGAGTTAGGTCGTTCACCGAATGGTCAGCGTCATCCAAGATTCCCAATAAACGTGGGTGATTTAGGTTGATGCCGACCACATAGCATTGCGGAATCTTAATACCAACATCTTTACCGAAGTACGCTTTCTGTGATTTCGGTGTGGCAATAATCCCTTCCATCTCAAACTCTTGGATAAATGCTTTGTAGTCATAGCCACGGGTGCTAAGCCATTTCCGTAGCTTGGTTCTTTCGACAAGCACTGTGCCACTCTCGAACTTGCCATCGTAGGTTTTGCGGAATAAGTCGTAGCGTACAAGGATGTCTGCAATATACGGGCGATTGTTGTCCCGCATTGGCTTCTGTCCGGGGGTGTGCATGACAGTCAAAGTTGCATCCATGTTCTCGTTGATGAACTCGCCCAGTGCATCGAAGGCATCCATACGATTGGTTGCCGCAGATACTTTCATGGACTTCAGTTCACCTAGTGCCCATTCAGTTGCGTCTTGATAGTCATACTGGATAAGCCCATACTCCTTTGCCAACTGGTTACCCAAGTCTGAAAGCACAACACCGACTTCCCAAAAGCGCTCGTCACCAGTAAAGCTAACACCATATTTCTTAGGGAACTCATTGATAGCGTGGTCAAGCATTGCCTTCAAACCATCTATACCCAACGGCATTAAGTGCCTAATAAACTCCTGCCCTACTGTGCCGTAGTTGTTCATTAGGAACGCATGTATCTGCCGACCTACTTGGCTACCCTTGGTAAACAGTGGGTGCGGTGCAACATTAAACTCAAGCAGTCGAGCGAGCTTGGCGTCCGTAGCATGACCACCTGCGTACAACATACTGTGCAGTGATTCGTTGGTCGATACAGTCATGGTGGTTGCCCACTCTTTGGTTGCTCGTTCTTCTGCACTACGATTCAAACGTGCCTTGTCCCTACCCTGCGATGTCCAGTAGATAAGGTCGCCTGCTTCTTCACGGTCAAGCATCGTCAGTTCGTCTACTGTCATGGGTAGGTTGCCATGCAAAGAAAGACGTGAGAACAAACTGTTCTGTGTGAACTTACCACCGAAGTGGAGTTGGTCAGGGTTGCCCCATATGGATTGCATCATGTACTGACCGAGCGTCTTACCGCCACCAGTCTTGCCATACAAGGACAGAATCAAACCTTTCAAGCCACTGACCTTGAGCAATGGTGTTGCAAATGAGAAGCCAATCAGGAACTTGTGGAGTTTTAAATCGGCAGAGTCAAGGATACGGGTGAAGTTAACCCATTCTTGCAGGTCTCCTTTTGTGCCGTACATGTCCTCAGATAGCTTGCCGACCCCTTGGGCTAGGTTGACTTGCTCAATATTTACTGTGCCGTTGGAGTCCCGGCGAAGAAGCGAACTGCCAATCACAAACTCGTTGTAGTTTGATTTCCAACCCATTGATGAGTACAAGTTTGTTAGCCCTCGGCGTTGCTTCAACTCCTCCATGTATGAACGTAAAAGCATTTGGAAGTTTTCCGTTTGTGACTTGTTAAAAAGAAGGATGCCTTGGTCTGCGATTGTGGTAGAGAAGTCACGGCTACCATGTGCTAAGTTGGCTTGACGCATTACCAACTCAGTCCACCCAACGTGTGGGCGATTCCACATAAAGCGAACTACCTCATAGCCAAGTCCTTCATCCTTACCATACCCCACTGGGTATAGGTCGAACTTGCATACGTCAATATCTGTTTCTTCAATGACCATCTTCATACCATCAGTGGTACGTTTAAATGGTTTGGGTACTGGCACTACTGCGGCAATAGGGTCAACCATAGCCGCCATTGATTTGACCTCAGCTAGTTGTGTACCTAGTCGTGCGGGGCTACCAATCTTGTCCTTAAACTTACAACCCTTACAACCCTCAGGTCGCTCAAGCATAAACTTCTCGCACAGTGTTGGGCCTGTTGCGCCGTTCTTCCAGTTCTCAATCTTGGTGGTTACTTCACTCTCATTAAAGTTTGCGTATTCTTTACTCCATTTAATTGCAGTAGCTACTGGCTCTTGGCAATAGGCGGCGACACCCATCATCTTCCACCAAAAGGGTTCAGTCACATCGTTCTGATTCTCAGCACCCCATTTAATTTGTTGGCATCCTGCGACCACTCGCTCTGCATTTGCAGGTTGGTATTCATGCTTGACTGCCATAGCATCCAACAACGTATTGTTGCGTGTTGGTTGTGCGGGTGGCTCATAAGATGAGCCATGAGTAAACGGCTCGAGTACTGCCCACAACTGGTTGTAGGTTACATCGGGAGCATCTCTTAACAAAACCGCAGTCTTATTACCCTTGGGATTCACACACCCAATCGGTCTAAGAATACGTGCGTTATCTCCTGTCACACCAATATCAGGTGTGAACCCTTTGTCCAAGCAAGCCGCCTTCAGTGCGTTAGCCAATGGCTTCCACTGCGCAGGCGCAACCGCCGTATCAAGAATCCAGTAAACGTGTAGCCCATTACCAGACGAAACAATCATCGGCATGGGTAGCCCAACATCTTTGACAAAGGCAATCAGAGCCTTGGCCCCTTCGCTTGCATCAATGAATGGCTTTGGCTTTCCATTCTTACCAATACCGCAGTCAACGTCTATCGCAAGTACCTTTGTACGCTCAACGAACTCCTGCTTCCTACGCTTCTCCGTAAATGTAGAGATGGCGTAGTACGTGTTCTGCCCCCTGTCATTCAGAGCCTGTGCAACTTGTGCGAGTTTTTCTACCGAATCAAAGTAACCATGTCTTGGTGCAGGGTTGTCCCGCTCAAAACTAGCTATGCAATACAATCCTTCAGTTGGTAGTACTCGCTGAAAAAAACTCAGCGTGTCCATAATATCCCCGTTAGTGGGGGGTAGTTAGCCCCCCTGTCCCTCAGTTAAAACGCTTCATAAGTTCGTCAAGGCGTTCTTTCCTCTGCTTCTGTTCCATAGCAATGACGGCAGGCGTAGGCCATTTGTCATCCACCATGATAGAAAGCAATTGTTTGAGGACAGTCCTGACAGTACCATCGTTAGCTTTGCGGATAACTTTCCCCCGCACCCAACCATAATACGTCATAC